AGCCTGCCCCGTTGAAGTATTGGCCGGGACCGCCTCCACCCGTCCAACCGATGACATTCACCTTCCCGCCGCCGGTTTCCTCGTCATAGATTTGCGAGTAGCCGCCACCATTTCCGGGGGCACCAGCGTTGTAGCTCGGGCCATCAGAAAGTCCGACGAAGCCTCCTGCACCTGCGCCGGCTCCGTAGACATCGAAGTTGAACGAGTTGTGATATGGGATCGTGAAGGCATACTGCCCTGGAGTGCCCCAACCGGCAGAGCCGCCGGACACAGCGACGGTCACGACGTACCAAATCGCATTGCCCTTACCGACCGTAACCGACATGGATACGGTAGCGCTGAAGGCGTTCGAAGAAGTCTGGCGCAACTGAATGCACTGACCCTTCTTCACGCTTCCGAAGGTCGCCCAATCCTGAATGACTTGCGTCTGCGTCGCATCCAAAACTCGGAATTGGCCGGCGTTTACCGTCACCGGAACAGGAACACTGATCCCGGTGATCTGCACGATGTTGGAGCTTTGCAGACTGTTCGGCGCGGCTCCGTTGATCGTCGTGAACGAGAACGGGTTCGGCATCATGTCGATATCGGCGCCGCCGATGCGCGCCTTCAGGAAGGGCAACAACATTATGCGGTCACCTTCCATCCGGCTGCGTAGATCGTGTTGTTGTCCCACGCCGCGACGCCGGTAACGACGACTGCGACAGTGGATGCGGTTGTCGACACTTCAGGCGCTGCCGCCGATGGCCACTTGAACCTGGCGTTCCAGCTAACGGTCCGACCGCCCGTGGTGTCCTGATTGAAGACGACCTCGATGGGCTGGCCGTTCTTCAGGTTGATGACGTCGATCGTGACGTTGCCGGTCAGCGTCCCGTAGAACCGCGCGCCATTGCTGGCGTTGATCGATACAGCGCCGGTGATGTTGCCGAGGTTGACCCATGCAGCCGCATCCCAAGCACCGTCGTTCGTGACGATTGCCGTATTTGACTTCGCTCTCAGCTCTGCTGCGGTGGCAGCATTCCGCGTAGCGGTGTTGCCAAGCTCAAGAACGTCGCGAGCAGCGGGCTTGTCCGTTATCCGAAGATAGTTTTCGGGGTCCCATACCTCAGCGCGATCGGCCGCCGCGATTGCGGCATCCCGTGCTGAGACTGCCGTGGCTGCATCGGAACCGGTCTGAATTCGATCCGAAGCGGTCCTGGCTGCGTCGGCGGCGGCGCTAGTTCGCGACGCGAAGGCGTTGGCGCGAGCCGTTTCGATCTGGGCGAGATAGGCCTGGGCCGCAAGCTGAGAGCCTGCGGTAGCGCTGATGATCCAGTCGTTGAACGGCCCTGGGTTGCCGTAGATCGACATAACCCGGACAACCATCTTTCCGGTCAGGCGATCGTAGGAGATGCGCCGGCCGATGGCGTAATCAGTCGCATTCGACGCGCGAGTGACGGCGACGAAAGGAGTTGGAACGAACAGATCTCGCTTGATCTCGTCGTCGATGAAGAACGTAACGTCAGTGTCGTTAACCAACGTCACTTCAGTCGTGGAGTCCGCAGTCAGAAAGCCGAGACTTGCAAGCTGCTGAATGCGCTCGTACGCAGGATAGATCGTCTCATTCAGTCGGATCAGACCAACGAGACGAAGCTCGTCGACCGCCGCCTGCCACGAAGGAGTGAAAGGCTCAAGAGCCCGCAGACGCGCATCGAGCGTCTGCATGGCCTTGTTCAATCGGTCGGCGTTGAAATCCTCGTCGTCCGAGAATTCAAGATCAGGAAAGTTGCTTGACATCGGCCACTACTCCAGCCTCCGTCATCGCGTCGAAAATGACTTGATCCACCACATGCTCGTGAGCAGGCGAGTAGAAGAAGCCCTCGTGATCGAAGCGAGCGGAGAGCTTGACGTCGTAGCGAACGTCAGCGCCCGCCTTAGCGGCGGGCTGCTGGTTCTTTGCCATTGGTTGGTCCTTGTGGGTTGCAGCGCCTTAGAGCGCGTAGTCCTTCTGCCAGGCGACGTGGAAGACGCGCTGGTTGGTCGAGGTCGCAAGCTCCGTCTGCACCCGGAACTGCGTGACCGCAGCGCCGAGGTTGAAGACGTAGGTCCGCTCGTACGAGCCATCGGCCGGGTCGATGTAGGTCGACGTGGACGACGGCACGACTTCGGTAGCGAAGGTCGCGCCCGTGCGGAGCTTGACGCCCGCGGTGTGGTAGGTCGGGTTGAAGAACTCGTAGCGCTCGATCACTCGAATTTGCGTCGAGGGAACGGGCAGCGTGCGGGTCTGCGTGATGTGGCGAGCCGAAACGTCCGGCCGGGTAACCGAAACCGAGCTGTCCAACAGGTTGATCGCCGGCATACAGTCGACCGAACCGTTGAACACGGCGCGGAACGGCAGAAGCGGCGGGATCGTGCCACCCTGCCCCAACATGTAGTTGTCGGTGTCGAGCAGGTTGTACCAGCTGGAGCCTACCTGGATCTCGTAGGAGAGCGAGGTGCCTTCCGGAACGATCGTGCCTGCGATCAGATCGATCGCGAGGATGCCGCCGGAGAGCTGCAGAGGCTGAAGCGTGATAACCTGGCGAGCCTGGTTGAAGCGGCAGCGGTGCAGTCGGAACCAAAGATCCTTGAACGCATCGCCCTGCGCATATGCGCCGTCGAGAACGTAGAAGAACGTGCCCTGCGAGAAGTTCGGGACCGTGCCGACCCAGTGGTCAGCGGAGGTGGTCAGAACCAGTGCGTAGCGCTTGCCGGCCTGCAGATACGTCGGCTGCAGCGTGACGGTCGTTTCGCCGCCGAGAACCATCTGCTCACGCAGGATGGTGGTCGTTGCGATTGCCGCCTTGAGGTTGGGCAGACCGAAGTCCGAAACCTCGACGATCGCGACGTGGCAGGTGCCTGCCGCCGCAAGGCGGGTGAAGCAAACGCCGACAGCATCGAGCCACATGTTCTGGCCCTGGAGCCAGGTCTGGGCGATCTGCGCACCGTTGACCGAGATGGTGTTGGTCACCTTCTCCCAGTACGGTTCGTCGTAATTGTCGATCCAGATCTGCTTGAGGCGGACCCAGTTGTGGCCGGGGTAATCGATCATCGTGATCGACTCGACCTCGTAGATTTCGCCGGCACGATAGAAGCGCGAGCCGCCATCATACTGACCGGTCTGCCACCAGAGGCTGTTCGAACAGACGGTGAAGGCATCGCCGTAGCGGATGCGCTGACGCGACATGGTCTTCTGGATCATGTTGAACGTCGTCTGCGAGTACGAAGAGATCTGCGTGTCGGCAGTGATGCCGCCTGACGTGAACCACGCTTCGCGGGTGTAGGCCGGGAACATGATGCCTGCCTTGATCGTCGCGCCGCTGTCGAGCGGGTTGAAGATCTGCAGCGCCGAGAGACCCTCGGCAGCGTTCGGCATTCGGATGCCCTCTTCGACCTTTACGTGCGACAGCGGGTCATCGAGCTTCGACTTGACCGTATCGAGGAAGAAGTTTGCGTTGGAGTCGACTGCGTTCTGCAGGACGCCGTTCTTGGCTTCGAGAACCGCGAGGCGCTGAAGCGTGCGGCCAAGCGACGCCTGGTCGGCCTGACCACGCGAGTTGGCTTCCTTGAGCGCGGCGAGATCGGACGAAAGCGTCTTGATCTGGAAGCCGGCAGACACCTCGAACTCTTCGAGGTCTTCGATGCGGTCTTCGTGATCCTGGATGCTCGGCAGCTTGGTGGCTTCGAGCATCGTCACAGTGTCGACGCCGGTGGCAGTCAGAACGACGCGGGCGATTACCGTGTAACCTGCGTCAACGATCGGGTCAGTCGGGTCAGGAGCTTCCGCGCCGAGCACAACCTGAAGGTTGGCGACACGAGCATGAACCATCGGGACGGCCTGAGGCTCGGCCTGGCGGGTCTCGGCGTTGATCAGGAACTGGCGAGGGCGGACGTCGGTGTCAGACTCGGAGCCCCAAGTCACCAGCAAGGCGACGCGCTTACCAGCGACCGGCAGCTGCGTGAGGAAGTCCCGCGTCCAGGCGGTGGCGCCGGATGCGTAAACCTTACCTGCGGAATACAGACGACCGGGCTGGACCTCGATCGAAGTGACGCCGGACTTGGAGGCGTTGAAGCCGGTGTAGCGGGCGTTCAGAGTGATCGCGTCGCCAACTACGTGATCGATCGCACCTTCAACGAAGTCCTGCAACCGAGTGAAGTCGGTCGGATCGTCGTCGATGTTGGCGTGAAAGATGATCTTATTTTCCACAATGGTCTCCTGGGCCGCTTACGCGACCTGCTTGATTTCGCCGAGTTTGAAGGTGCCGAGCTTCCGCCTGTCGCCGAGCCGCACGGTGCGGTGGGTGACCGTGTCCACGAGGACGGTGTCGCGAAGGGGCTTCGCTGCGACGATTGCGTCACAGGCGTCGTAGAGCTTCGAATTGTCGGCAGGGATGCGAAAGCCGTTACGGAATTTGCCGCCGAAGCCGCGCCCGTATGGCCGTTTGTCGTTGATCGCGACGGTCGCCTGCGCCGTGAAGGCGGGGATGCCGTAGCGTGAATGGCCGCGGTACCACTTGGCGACCAACCCGGAGGGCAGGTCTTCCTTGTAGTGCAGCGACAATCGTTCGTAGATCCAGTGAGGCGCCTCAGTGTCTCGGCGGAAGTTTCCACCACCCCGAAACGACTTGCTGAAGGATCGAAAATTCTCTGCAGGGCGCGGCGTGTGGCGCTCGTAGATCGGCACAGGCTTGATGTTCTGAGGCGTCAGGCCCGGCGTCGCCGATATGAACTGCTTTCCGGCGTCAGAGAGGCGGACAGTGACCACGTTCTCCGCGGCATCGCTCAGCTCGTAGAAGCCGTGACCTCGGAAGCCGGTAGTCCGGAAATCCCGCTTCGTATTCGAAGCGAACATCAGGCGCTCGACAGCGGCGCCGGTGAAACCGGACAGCGCCTCGATGCGAGCCGGCACCTCTACTCCGTTGCGAAACAGGGTGGCGCGGCGACCGTAGATGTTCGGGCCGATCGACTTCTCTCGGAAGTTATCGTTCCGGAAGGTCTTGCTGGCCACGCGGAAGTCGCGGGGGCCGGCAGGATCGCGGATCAAAAAGGGGTAGACGCGGATCTGAGGCAGCATCAGCAGCCAGTCTAGGAACTGCTCGTTCGTCATCGCCGGGATGCGGTAGCCGCGGGCCGGCGGGACGATGAGGTTCTTTAGCTTGGCGTCGACCAGGTCGAGGTACGTGGCCATTCCGGCCTTCGTGCCCTTCATCCTGTGATGCGCGACGGCGTCAGCGACGACGCGGCGCTTCTTGATCTCGTCCCAGTTGGGGTCCCAGATATCGACCGACATTGCCCAAGCGAGGTAGGGCAGATCGTCGATGTGACAGAGGAAGGGGTCCCACAGGCGCCGCAGGCGGTCGGTACTCAGATTGAGCAGCCTGTCGACCTGCGAGGCCAAGGTTCGTTCGTACAGCGTGGCATTCGGAGCGAGGATCTGATCCATCATGCGCTCGGCCATTGATTACTCCTGACGTGCGGTGAGCACGTTCACGCTGGCCGAGTTGATCCACACGCAGGCGCTGGTGCCGACGTCGATGTCCTGAAATTCAGTCTCGACGTTCTGCACGCCCTCCTGCGTCAAAGCGGCGAGGACGGCGGAGCGCTTCAGATCGCGACCGATAAGGGCGATGCGGTTGCGCAGGTTCGTGAGCGCCTTATTGACATCGGCGAGAACGAGCGACTGGTCGGGGCCAGGGTAAAGCGTGACGTTTGCGACGATGTCCGTGGCGATCTTGGTGACCGGCACTACAGAGATGTCGTCGGTAAGAGGCTTGATGGCGTCGGACATCAGCTTGTCGTAGACAGCGTCAACGACGGCGGACGACGGCACCGGATTGTTGCCGTTAGCCATGATGGTGATGCGCACCCTACCCGTCCCGCGCTCCGCAACGGCGGACACGTCCCGGATCGTCGGAGACACGGACATGGCGTGGTAGATGTACGCGCCGTGGGCGCCGGCAGTCGTGTAGGTCTCCATCGAGACCTGAATGCGCCTGCGGAAATGGTCATCTTCTTCGTTGGGAAGACGAAGACACTGGAAGCGAGCGCCGATGACATCGAGATCAGAGAACTTCGCGAAGGGAAGCATACTGGCTCGCGCCGCGGCGTTGATGCGCTCGCGTACGATCATCTCGCCGTAAGCTTCGGCTTCCAGAATGATATTGGTCGGAGACTGCTCAAGGTTGAGCGCCGCGGCGAGAGCCGGGTTCTTCTCCAGGACTTCAGCCTTGTAGATCGCGAGAAGGACTTCGTAGTCGATCTCTTCGATGACCTGCGGGGGAGGCAGTCGGGCGAAGTCGATATAAAGGCGGGGTGACTCGAACGAAGGCATTGTCCCTCTTCACGGAATGGAGAGGGACAGCGCGCATCAAGGATTAGACGGTCGTTTTCACGACCCTCTGGTTCTGCTCGATGAGGTCAATGCCCTCGATGGTGATGACGATTGCCCCGGTGACATCGAGATCATCGATCGAGCATCGGCGGACCTTGAACTCTGGCTCATAGGTGTTGATCGCGGAGATTGCCGCCATCATGCCCATCATGAGCGTCTCCTCATTGCCGGGCTTGTCCTGCATGTTGAGGAAGTTCGATCCCCACCACAGCCGCATCAATCTGACGCGAAGGCGTGTGGTGAGGATGGTCTGGATGCTCTGCTTGATGCGTGGCCAACCGGAGATCAGCTCGCCGGTGAACCGGTCGATATCGACCAAGTGCTCGGTAGCGAGAGCCATGCCGGCCTCCGCTTACTTGCGCTTACGGGCCGGCCTGTCGTCGGCGTCCGCTTCCACGGTCTCGACGGCGAAGGTGGTCTGCACCTCCGGCTCGTCAGCAACCTCGGGGGCGGCGACGGGCGCCGGTGCGGTCACGGTCTTGGTTTCCTTGAGCGCGTGCTTGAGGTATTTGGCTTCCGCATCCGTCAGGGATAC